TATGTATTTCCTTATATAAAATGTATATTAATGTATGTTTACTTGTCCACATTATCATGATCTACTATAGTATATAGTCTATCTTGATCCTTTTTTGACATGACTAGCCAACAAATTTTTTGTCGCCTAACCTGTCGAGTCTTTAATTCACCACCAGTTCTCTCAGAGACTTTTTTGCTCTTTGAGTGTCGAACTTTAAGAAGGGCTGGTATTTGTTGCATATTTTACTTACCTCTTTGTAGATTGGATCGGTGATTTCTTTATCATAACGTTTGGTAAAAGATAGTATTGAATTCAAAATTGTAAGTGTCTCAAGGCTGATTTCTTTGCGTAGATACATCTGAATGATTTTTGGGTGTTCGCCTTTAGTGGTGCTAAACCACACATTCAATTCATCTGCATCCCAACCTTCGATGAAAGACATTTCGTTTTTGAAAATGTATCCCAATGACTCTTGCCTTTTTCTCCATTCATTATATTTCGATTCACATTCTTCTGATAGAAGTTCACCTACCCAAATCTTAGGGTCGTGTAGAAAATTTGCAACCAAAAACTCTTCTAAGTATTTGTCTTTCTTATTGCCCAACTTTGCAAAAAATATTTTGTCTTTGCGCTTTAGGAAAGAATCATAACTCAGATTGATTTTCTTATTATACTTGAAATAGTCGTAACTGTCAAGCACAAAATGATTTTTGATCGCGGTATAAATTTTGTATGCATCAAATGCGTCCATGATTAATCTTCAAGTGGCAATCGCGCTTTCGTGTTTGGTATGAGTCTTGCTTTAATAGATTCACCTTCGATGACTGCTTTCATCTTTGGTGAAATAAGAGAAGCCGCAGTCTCTACTTCAAGTCCTTTTTGTTCGCAGAAAAGAAGAATCGCATCTAAAACTGTAATTGGCTGTTTATCTTTGACGATTTTCTTAATCTCTACTTCGAATTCTTTTTGTGTGAGAATTTTAAGATTCATAGTATCTAACTGAAAGAATTTTACCTGACTTGTAGTATCCTAACTTACTGACAAACTCGCCAGGTTTTGCACTTCTCAATTTAGGATTACTCAAGTCGCTATGCGTTGCGTAGTAATGAGGAGGAAGAGCCTTCCTCCCACTATACTTCATTTCAATCTTAGATTTTAATTTTTCGAACATTATCATCATACCTATAAAAAATGTGGTCACCAATTTGAACGATTTTAACTTTCGTTACAGCCCATGCAGGTTTCACATGAACTGTATGAAAGTGTGTTGCGCCCTCTAACATTGTTATGATATCATTATTAGCGCCTCTTGTCAAGAGCATTCTTGAAATTTCTAAACAATCTTGCCACGTTTTACTGTTAGCAGGTGTTCTGACAATTTTATCGTTGTACCACGAAAACTGATTCGGTTCCGTTACAACATCTTTGATTGTTTTTGGATATCTTGAATCTTTCATTCGATTCAATGTGACGATACCAACTGCAATCTTACCAATTCGGGGTTCCGATCCGGCTTCGTAATACAGGTTAAGTGCTAACCAATACTCATCGATTTTGCTTACTTTTTCTACCGCAGGAACAAGAGGTGTGTATCTTGTGTGAACTTCAGGCGTTTTGCCGTAAAGATTTGTTCCTATAAAAATTGCAATTCCGATTGTGAGTGCAAATACTGCAACCTTTACAAAATTCAAGGTTCTCATATTTTCTCCTTTCTTGAATTAAAAGGTGCCACCATTGCGGCGACACCCATTCTAACGAAGTTTAAGCCTTATCAACAAAAGTTTTAAAGGTTTCTGCTTCTTTTAGAATTTCCTGCGTAGTAGGAAACGCAGGCACCTCAGTAAGAGGTTCGTTTTTCATCTGAGAATTCGTTTGCTTGACATTCAAATCTGTGTAATATCTCTGAGTCAGTTGATCCTGAGCCATTTTAAGCAATTCTAGTCGAATCTCATAGGGGGTTTTACTCATAGTTTTCTCCTTGTGTGTGTGTTATGAGTGCCTGCCAAAAGCGACAGGTTTTTTATTTAGTATTTTAAAAAGTTTTCGCGGTGTCTTCGGTAAAATAACAGCCCTTGATTGAGATATGCAACTGTTGCACCTTTTGCAATCATTTGATTCCACATATTCCAATCTTCTTGTGTGTGCTGAGTATTGCCTAAACGCTTGTATCCAACTTCTTGTCCTAGTTTTGTTCTATACAACATAGAGCCATGATGCCCTTTACGTTGCCAATAGATATCACCTTGGTGATCTACAATTTCATTAGGATGTCTATTCCTAATTTCGTTTTTAAGTTCACCTGTTACTACGATATCATAAGTTATTATATCAGTTTTAGTGTTGCAAAGCAAGTCTATTGCATCAGACCTCAACCAATTATCTGCACCAAGAAACATGACATATTCCGATTTGACACGCATCAGCATATCTTGAAAATTGTCAACTGTACCAAGATTTTTATCTCGCAATATGAATTCTACCTCAGGATAAAGTTCTGGTAGATGAGAACAATCTCCTGCCGCATCGTCAACAAATAAAATTCGTTCAGGCTTCTTTGTCTGACTGAGAATTGATTCGATGCAATGTGACGCTAGGTGTCCATACTTGTATGAGCAAATTACAACAGTTATCATGGGATTAATTTTGAATTCATGTGTTTAACAACTTCGCCGTTTATCAAGTAGTCGGGATATGCAAGTGCAGATTTAGAACGACAGAATCCATTCATGTATGTCATACGATCCGCATTCGATTGATTCGGTTCACTACCATGAATGATTGTAACAGTCCAAATCAGAACAGAACCTTTTGGCGCGATATACTTTGTGCCTTCAAGTTCGCCGCGAGTAAAGGTGCGTAGATTTCTTGGTGTAGGCCAGTATTCCCATTTGTGAGAACCTTCGATAAATTCTACTGCACCATTATCAAGGGTGATATCATCTACAGCAATGATTGTTTGAAAGTAATCGTCAACAACATCATCTTTAAAGTTTCTTTCTTCGCGAAACATTGTGTCACGGTGCCAAGCAAATTGATCATTGCTACCGGCTTCTCTAAAATAAACTTGATTGTTGATTTGCTTTACATCATCACCAATGAATTCGCGAACAAGATTTATCATACGTAAATCTGTGCGAATGTTATTCAGATAATCATTTGCAAGTGCAGGAAAGAAAATAAGTTCTTTTTTTCCATACGACATTTCACTTGGCGAATAACGATAACCAGCATCTTTGATTTGCTGATCGGTTACAGAATATGCTTGTCGTTTAATTTCATCACATTCTTCTGAGGTAAAGACATTTGGTATAACAACGATGCCTTTTTCTTCGTATTCTTTTTTTAAGTCCATGACACGTAATTTCGATGAATCTTGAATTGATAATCTGGCACCCTAAAATCTAAAGTTCCTTGTGTGACGCTATATGCTTTTTCATATCCTGCTTCTTTGACAATACGAACAACTCTTTCATTGAATGTTCCATAAGGATATGCAAAGTGTTTGCATGGGAATGGTGAGGTAACTTCTCTGCGAATCTCTTCGTCTAAAAGATTACATAAGTCACGATGCGACCATGTGTGCCAACCAAGTTCAAAATCATACTTGTCGCAAAGTTCTTGCACCTGTTCAAGTGTGCAATACTTCTCTAGCGCAGGCACATGCGCGAGATCAAACGTATTATCTTTTCCCAAAAAGTCACCCATCACAAACATGATGCCAGACTTGTTGACTAGCACATCTTGATTATCATATACGTTTTGATAGATGCCGTCAAATCCAATTGAATCATCACATGCGATAATTTGTTCTCGCGTATGATAGTTTGGATGTTTGTGAGTTCCAATATTATGCGCCAACTTCATAAATTACTAGCCTTTGTGTATATTGTCTGTATTGAAATTCTTTTTCTAATATTACTTTACCAAAGTCATAGTGAATCAACCAGTCTTTAATGCCGGCAACAAGAATATGTTTGGATGCACAAGATATCATCCAATCTTTAATTTGACGATGATCGTATTGTTGATACAGCGTTCCCGTTGTCATTACAAGATCATATTTACCTTCAGGTTGAAGAACTCGAATTACATTTGATGGGAATCTCTCAGCCGCTTTATCCGAGATTTCAATACCATGAATCAATTTGGCAGGAAGGCTCGTAGTTACGAACGCCTCACCACAACCAATATCAACTGCTTTGTTGTATTCTTGAAAGTTATTGATATCATTTAGCGTCATGATAATTTCTGCTTTGCGCTTTAGATCATCAGGATTTGTTTTGTAAGCCCACGGATCAGGATTCTGATACCAGTGTTCAAGTTCTTGCTTACTCTGCAAAATATTTCTCCTCAAGTCCTAAGAGAATACGCATTACATCTTCTTCTTTCATTTCAGTATGTTCTACAATTTCTTCTAGCATTGAAAAGTCCCAAGTATCTTCTGCAACATCGTGCCATGCGTAAATACAAACCTCTTCTTTGGGTCTATGTATGAGACACCAAGGAGTCAAATCGTGTTCGGGAAAATCAAAATTTTCTGTAAGCGAATCTTTGTGAATAAAGATTGCGTAAGATTCTAGGTTTTTATCATCTTGTTCGTCAGTCTCTTCGCTATAACCATAGCCATCAAAGATAATTTTCACTTCAGAAACATCTGAAATATTCTCACCAATTTCAAGACAATCAGGATCACGCCACATGGTGCCCAATAGATGCATCAAACAACGTTCATAGTCTTCGTAATTATAGTCACTCATATTATATCCTTTGAATTAGTGCTAGTTGATTCTGTTGCCAAGTTCAACTAGCAAAACTCCGGTCAGCGTTTAGGCTGCCAGTGCAAATCTTTCATCGTTTGCATTTACTTTGTTTTACTTTTAACGACTATCTGTGTCGAGTTGTCCACTTCTATACTCTTTACCCTGTCGAAACCAAGTGCATCCCCATCAGAAGAAAACTTATAATTCCTTTTCTTCACAAACTCATTGTATTCTTTTTCGGTAGATATCTGATAATCTTTATCATCATCTAACCATTTACCTATTTCTAACAATGATTTCATAAATTTTCTTTTGGTGGAGATGGGCGGAATCGAACCGCCGTCCAGAATACGTTTCTAGTTGCTTCATACAACCATAGCATCTATTTATTATACTTTTATTTTGCAAATCTGTCAAGTTCAGGTGGGCGCCACCCTTCAGGTTTCATAACCTTACCGAGTTCATTTTTGATTACCTTCATTGTCTTACGATCAATCTTGTCTAGATTGCTTCGCGCAACTTCATGCCATGCTCCGTTCACATCGAAACCTCGCATATGGCAATAACCAAGAATCACCCAAATCATGTCCATACACGCATCAAGTTCTTCTATTTTGTCTGCTTTCTTGTAGCCATCCATGAATTCCCAAAACTCTTCAACAATCAACTTCTGATATAAATGTCGATTTGCTTCGGTGCGGTGTTGTTCACATGCGGCTATGAATGTGGCAACGTCAACATACATGTTACTCATCTTTTACCTCCTCATAGATTTCGCGATACTTAATAAACTCGCCAATGTATTCATCACGTTTTTTCACAAAGATTTGAGGTTCTTCGCTATCAACGGCAATTACAATGACGATTCTAGGAACAGATACGCCTGTTCGTTCTTCATACATGACTGCATAAGCGGCACATTGCATGAAGTAATTGAGAATCCATTTTGCTTCTTTTGGTTTACTTGCTGTCTTAAAATCGATGATGGATATCTTGCCATCAAATTCTGCAATACAGTCTACACGACCTGCAACTTTAAGATGATTGGAGTAAAGTGGAATTTCTAGCGCATGAATGTTGTTTACATACTGATCTAGAATTGGCTGAATAGACTTAAACATGACAAGAGCATCAGGCATAGTATTTCGTGCAAAGTCATCTTCATTGTTCAGATAATTTTCACAAAGTTTATGCACTCTGGTGCCCCGACCAGATGCTCTGGCAGACACTCGGTTTGCTTCTTCTTCACCGACACGTTTTCGCCACTCAAGAATTTTATCCTTGCCGTGTTGGGAAGTAATAGTGGTAACTGAGGGGTATAGTAACCCCTCAGGTGTTTTATAAAATCTCTTGCCGTTTACTGTTACAGTCTCAAGATCATAGTCAATGTCGCAACCTACATGTTTGAAATTCACTTTGCATATTCCTATTTGTTTATCATATTTTTATTTAGCAGTCTCCATAATGTCTTCGTATTG